TTGTTGAAAACTCATGATTTTTACTATGATCTGCCGGAAGAACTGATCGCGCAGACGCCGCTGGAGCGGCGGGACGCGTCACGCCTGATGACGCTCGACCGGAAGACCGGTGAGGTCACGCACCGGCATTTTTATGATCTGGTCGACCTGCTGCAGCCTGGCGACTGTCTGGTGATGAACAACTCCCGCGTGCTCCCTGCAAGACTGCTGGGCCATCGGGAGCCGACCGGCGGCGCCGTCGAGGTGCTGCTGCTCAAGGATCAGGGCGGCGGCGTCTGGGAATGCCTCACGAAGCCGGGACGGAAGACCCATACCGGCACCGAACTGTCCTTCGGCGGCGGAGAGCTCACCGCGACGGTCGTCGGAGAGAAGGAAGACGGTAACAAGCTCGTGCAGTTCCACTATGAGGGGATCTTCCTCGAGGTGCTCGAGCGTCTCGGCAAAATGCCCCTGCCGCCATACATCAAGGAAGAACTCGAAGACGGCGAGCGCTATCAGACGGTCTATTCCAAGGTGAACGGCTCTGCCGCCGCGCCGACAGCCGGTCTGCATTTTACCCGCGAGCTGCTGGACAAGCTCGCAGCCAAGGGCGTCAAAGAGGCCTATATCACGCTGCACGTCGGTCTCGGGACCTTCCGGCCCGTCAAGGCGGAGGAGATCACCGAGCATCATATGCACTCCGAGTTCTGCATGATCTCGCAGGAGACGGCAGATATGATCAACGAGACCAAGCGCGCCGGCGGACGGATCGTCTGCGTTGGCACGACATCCTGCCGGACGCTGGAATCGCTTGCGGATGAGAACGGGTTCTTCCATGAGTCCTCCGCCTGGACGGATATTTTCATCTATCCTGGCTATCGCTTCAAGGCGATGGACGCACTCATCACGAATTTCCACCTGCCGGAGAGTACGCTCGTCATGCTGGTCTCCGCGTTCGCCAGCCGGGAAAAGATCCTGAACGCCTACAACATCGCCGTCCAGGAGCGCTACCGCTTCTTCTCCTTCGGCGATGCGATGTTCATTGGAGACGTGATGCCCTCCAAGGCTGAAAACGGCGAAAAGCCCGAAAAATAAGGGTTTTCGTGGGAAACGGCTTAACCGGCGCAAAAAGCAGAAAAAGCCGCATGGATAACTGAAAAGCATCACGCATCGTTAGCTTTGAGGGGATGCTTATAAAATTGAACAACTTTTTTGACGCATAATGTTGCGGCGATACTGCATAGACTGCATAAGACGGCCCCGACCTCAGTATATGAGGCCGGGGCTTTTCTCATGTCTTGTAGGTGAATGTGTGGGTCGCACCGTTCTTGAATGTGATGGAGGTGACGCGGCCATCGTTCACGACGATGTGGTCTATGATCTGCTGGAGGAAGCTGTGCGGGATGGAGGGGTCAATGGCTCGGATGTACTTCTCGTAGTCGATGTAGCGGTCTTCGATCAGCTTGTTCGCCATGATGTAGTAGCTGGCCTTGCTGATGAAGCCGTCGCCCAGTTCCTCGCTGGACTCTTGGTTCTGCAGTTCCTCAATGCGGGCATTGACTTCTTCGAGCTGTTTGGTGATCTGGCCGCGCTGCATGACGAAGTCTTTCTCCGGCATGGCTTCGTCGTCGTAGAGGTACAGGGCGTTCAATCTGGCGAGGGCGTTGTCGAGCTTGCGGCGCCGAGCGCGGAGGGTGTCAATTTCACGGATGGAGTTGTCATCGCCGGAGAAGGCGATTTGCGGGCGGTACTCCACGGCGTCGCCGGCAGAACGGAACGCATCGAGGAGCTGGCCCAGAGCGTCGGTGCTGACGGAGGCCACGTCCTCGAACGCTTCGCCGCGGAGCAGCTTACGCTCCAGAACCTCGGGCGTCGTGGCCTCAGAGGAGTTCTTGGAGGCCCTGATGATGTTGGCAACGTAGTTCAGGACGAACGGGCCGAGCGTGGTGTCTGAGATGTATTTGTTGGTGCAGGAGGTTCCTTTGCGCCGTCGGCTGCCACAGGCGTATTGGGAGGGGCGGAAGCCGTTCGCTCGCCGCCGGTCGAGGTTGGCTGTCATGTTGGAGCCGCACTGGCCGCAGCGGAGCAGGCCAGCAAAGACGTGGATGTTCTTCCTGACGTATGTTTTGTGAGATGGAACGCCGCCGCGCTTGTTCCGAGTCAGCAGGAACTTCATGCGGCAGAATACATCTTCGTTCAGAATGGGTTCGTGGTGGTTCTCGACGGTGATCCATTCGTCAGAGTCGCGCTTCTCGATGCCCTTGCCGTCTGAGTGGACGTTATAGACATACTGGCCGATGTACCACGGGTTTGTCAGGATGGTACGCACCGTGGTTGGCGTCCATTGGCCGCCCGTCTTCGTGACGATACCGGCGTCGTTGAGGTACTTGGCGACATAGAGCAAGGACTGGTACTGCTCGTACAGTTCGGCCATGCGGCGGATGGCCTTGGCCTCTTCGGGAACGATGGAGAACGTCTTCGCTTCCTTCGACCACGAATAGCCGAAGGGGACGCGGCCGCCATTCCATTGACCGTCTGAGGCACGGGAGAGCATGACAGCCGTGACGCGCTCGGCGGTGGTCTTGCGCTCCAGCTCAGCGAAGATCAGGATAATGCGCATCATGGCCTCACCGATGGCGGAGGAGGTGTCGAACTGCTCGTTCTTGGAGACGAAGGTGACGCCGAGGGACTGCAGCTCGTCGTGCATGGCGGCGAAGTCGATCAGGTTGCGGCTGATACGGTCAATCTTCCAGACGACAAGGTGGGTAAACTCGCCTGTGCGGATGCGATCCATCATGGCCTGATATTCTGGGCGGTCTGTGTTCTTGGCCGAGTAGCCGGGGTCTTCAAACACGACGTAGTCGGTGATGCCCAGCACCAGCGTGACATAGGCAATCAGCTCGCGGCGCTGAACTTTGAGGGAGTCTTTGTCCACCTGCCAATGAGTAGAGACGCGAATATAGATGGCCGCCTTCTTCGCGGCCAGTTTCTCGGCGATGCGAGAAGCCATACGAAGTCCTCCTTTTTCGGGATATTCCATAGGAACGTCCGACCAAAAATCCACGGACGTTCCGTGTATAACCGTAACCATACCGTAACCGTAACCTATACCGTAAACGTAACGTAACCGTTAGATATAGTTTTGGGGCACCGCTGCTGCGATGCCCCGTATGTGTTTTTATTGCGAGACTGCTTTTGCGAAGCCTCTGGCCGCTGCCACAAGCCCCATCGTGCCATCCATCAGGGCGTCAATGCTGAGAGGCAAGACACTGATGGAGCCGTCGGGTGCAGGCTGCATTGAGGCTGTGTCCGCATAGGGAATGAGGGCCTCGAAGAAACTGTCGGCCTCGGCAGGACCTCGCCCGTTGCTCTGGAGCTGGTGTCGGGTGACACGGGGCTCGGCCACCACGTCCGAGCGATGCTGCCCGATGGTGAACTTGAAGAGCTGGTACGGGCGGCCGTCGCCGAGCGGAGCATATTGAACGATGATCTCGCGGCCGATGGAGACGGCGCTGAAGCCGTCCATGACTTCGAGGGCACCGATGAACTCGGTCACGTCGTCTGGGTCAACGCCTTTTGCGGCAGAGAAGCGGTCAATGAGTTCACGGCTGGTAAAGACCTTATGTGCGGAGGCTGAGTCGATGACCTCGAAGAGCAATTCGCCATCAGCCAGCGTTGCGGCGAGAGCCTTGCGGATCTTGTCCTTATCGGAGAAGCTGGCGAGGCCAGCGCGAACGAGGACGTCAATGATGTCAGCAGCCTGCCCTTCGGCGCGGTAGAAATGGTCGGCACAGACCTCGTTGAGCTGCTCCACGCTCCACGCCCGCACAATGGAGGCAACGCGGCGTAGATACTTGGGATCGGTGCCGGTCGGCGACGCACCGGCAAGGGGAAGAGGAAGCCGAACGGCGATACAGCCGGTGGGCGAGATGAACAGGTCAATGCGATACTCTCGCCCGACGGTATCGGTGAGGCTGACGCCCTGCCCGATGCAGACGAGGTTCGCGTAGTTGCTGGGGATGCTGTCCAGACGTTCAACCTCCGAGCCGATTTCGGCAAAGAAGGCAGAACGTCCCAAGTCTTTGCCGAAGATCATGGTTAGTTCTCCTCTCGATATTTTTTGAGTACAGTTTCGACGATGGTACGGTCATCTGGCGAGGCCAGAGCGTACAGAGTGGCAAACTCGCGGACTTCTGTGGGGACTGCCTCGTAGCGGTCGTTGCTGAGGCCCAGCAGCCAGTCAACAGAAACGCCGAAGTAGCGGGCAAGCCGAACAACGTACTTGAGTTCAGGCTCACGGACGCCCTGAAGGTATCTCGACAGGGTAGGCGTCGAGACGTTGATCTCTGCGGCGATGTCCTTGGCGTAGAGACCCCTGCTTTCAATCAGGTCGCGCAGGTTCTTCTTGAAGGCGGTAAAATCGAGTTCGAGTTCCATGATGTGTTTCTCCTTTGCCAGCGTGATTGTTCGTATTAGCCATTGTATAGCTCTTTTGGTAAAATCGCAAACATTTTTTGCGAGAAAACTGCAAAAAACTATTGACATTAGCCACGTGGATAATTATAATAATCACATAGGTCAATTATCTTCAAAAAAAGATAGGCAGAAAGGGGTGAACATTATGAAACCACTCGAAATCAAGGGAGCCCGCGCAAGGCTTGGATTTACGCAGAAGTACATGGCAGAGAAGCTCGGCCTCACGGAAGTCTCCTATGGGAGAAAAGAGAGAGGCGAAGTAGAGTTTACCTTGGATGAAGTCCCGGAGGTCGCCAGCCTGCTCACGCTGAACAATGCGCAGGTGAACGACTTTTTCTTCGACGGAAAGTTGCCAACTGGTTAATCGAGGCCATCATCGGCGTCGGTGTATATTTTTTTGCCCGATGATTAGCCGCTTGGATAATTTATCTTGCCACTACGGTAATTATAGGCGATTGGAGGCTCAGAGAAAATGGGACGTGACGCTACGAAAGCGGCGGGAAATCCGTGGTATCAAGCCAGAAAAAAGGCTGCTGAATATGATGACAGGCTATGTAGCCGTGAGAGCGCGGCTGAGCAACTCGGAATGTCGGTATCTTCGCTGGCAGATGCAGAGCTGGGGAACACAAAGTTCATGCCGGTCGATAAGGCGGTGCTCATGGCTGACAGGTACAACGCCCCGTGGCTGCTGAACCACTACTGTCTAAACGAGTGCCCGATTGGATGCAGACATTCGCTCTCCGACGAAGTGGTGGGCATTGACCGCGTGACGGTCAAGTTGCTGAAGAGTTTGAAGACCGAACAGCTCGGAGAGGTCAAGGACACGCTCCTCGACATTGCGGCTGACGGGAAAATCACCGAAGACGAGAAGCCGGCGCTTCAAGAGGTTTTGACCTACCTCGATGATCTGGCGAAGACCGTGAGCGAGTTGAAGACCATCGGCGAGATGGCTCTGAACGAAGATGGTGATGCCCATGGATCAAAATAGTCTGATGGCTATACTCGCGGAAGAGTATGGCATCAAAAGCCCACAGGAGCTTGCGGAGGCTATTCGGCGGATGAAACCGTTGGATCTGGCCCCGTTCTGCGCAACACCTGAGAAAACGAAGGAGGACAAAGCATCATGACCCGAATGGAACGGAGAAGAAGACGCCGCCGCATCTTGCGAATCAAGCTGGCGACCACAGCGGCCGTGCTGGCACTGACCACGGCCAGCATCGTAGCCCTGACAGGGGGGGCAGCCGAAACGGTGCCCGAACAAACACCGCAGCCGCCCGCGTTGCAGGCTGAGCCGGTTCTGCTGGCTGCAGAGCACGACAGTACATACCAGCCCGTCCAGATGACGGCCGAGCCCGCTCAGGAACCGGAACCCGTAGAGGAAGAGGACGAGAACGAGAAAATCGAGGCCGCTCTGCTGGAGCAAGGCTATCTGCATGAGGAGATCCCTCTGGACTTTGACCTGCAGTGCCACCTGATTACGGTCTGCGAAGAGTACGGCGTCCCTCAGAGCGTGGCTCTGGGCGTCATTCAGGCCGAAAGCTCGTTCACGGCCACGGCCTCGAACGGAAGCTGCTACGGCTATATGCAGATCAACAGCATCAATTCCGAATGGCTGTCTGAGAAAATCGGGGTCACGGATCTGACCGACCCGTACCAGAATATCCGCTCTGGTGTGTTCATCTTGAGCGACCTGTATGGGAAGTACGGGGACTGGCACAAAGCCTTGATTTGTTACAACTACGGCGAGGGCGGAGCTCGGGAGCACGTCTTCAGCAAAGGCTACACGACCACGTCATACAGCCGCACGGTGATGGAATACGCGGACGCATGGGCGGAGGTGCTGGCATGATCGACACGGCGAAGCTGAACACCGAGGAACTGGGAAACATCATCGTGGACGTCCAGAACGAGACCGGCTTCTGGTTCGATGTGGATGACATGGTCGCCATCATGCAGCACACCGTCCGCAAGGCAGACCTGAACGGCAAGGACGAGGCGTATGTGCCGATCCTGTTCAGAAACGAGCTGGAAGATTATGTGATGCGCGAAAGAATCAATGCGATTGGGAGGAGAAACTTATGTGCGACATCTGTATGCACAGCCCTTGCCTGAGCGGCTGCCCAAACGCGCCAGACCCGACGCCGGTGACGCACTGCTGCTCCTGCGGAGAGCCGATTATTCCCGGCGACGAGTACGGCATCATCGACGGTGAGGCGTGGTGCGAGGACTGCTTGGAAGACCTGCCGCTCTGCGTCCTGATACCGAAGCTGGGAGGAGAATGGAGAACCGCGAGCGAGGAGGACATTCCAGATGGATATGACGGTTGAGGTTCCTGAACTGCCAGAGCTGACGTTCGACGAGGCCAGCCACATCTACCGGCTGAACGGCGACATCATCCCGAGCGTGTCGAAGCTGATGGAGCCGCTGAAAGACCAGTGCTACGGCGGTATCAGCAAGAGAACGCTTGAGAACGCCGCCATCAAAGGATCTGCGGTGCATAACAGCATCGAGAACTGGATCAAGTTCGGCATCGACGATATTCCGTCGGAGCATCGCGGCTACTTCAACGGCTTCGTGGAGTGGTGGAAGCAGTATAAACCGCGGGTCTTCGGCTCTGAGGTGCGCATCTACCATAAGCTGATGCGCTACGGCGGGACGATTGACCTGCTCTGCGAGATTGGCGGCCTGCTGGAGCTTATCGACTTCAAGACGACGTACACGCTGCTGGAAATGGCCTGCGGTGTCCAGCTTGAAGCCTACTCGCAGGCACTTATTTCCCACGGCATCACACCGCAAAGAAAGCACATCCTGCATCTGAAAAAGGACGGGAAATGGGCGTTCCGCGAGTTCCCGGCCAAAGACCCCGCCAGATGCCGCGTAGTCGGGGCACTGAAATGTCTGTACGACTATGAACAGTCTTACAAATAAATGAAAAGGAGTGTCAGTATGAACGACGCAAAGACCATCGGAAGCAATGCCCTTGTCCTTGACACCGCAGAAGAGAACGTGACCGTGATGAACGCTGAAGAGAGCAAGCTCGGCAAAGAAGTCAGCTTGATTGAGCAGCGGGCCGAAGCGGTCGTCGTCGCCTCTGGAGCGGATTTCGAGGACGCTGGCCTGTTCCTGAAGCAGATCAAGCAGGCCCAGAAGCAGGTCAAGGACTATTGGGAGCCTCTCCGCGTGTCCGCCAAGAAGAGCTACGACGAGGTTCTGGCCCACAGAAAGGAAATGATTGAGCCTCTGGAAAAGGCGGAGAAGATCGTCAAGGTCAAGGTGAACGAGTACAGCGCGGAGCAGGAGCACAAGCGCCGTGAGCAGGAGGAGGCCATGCGCCGACTGGCTCAGGCCGAGATCGACCGCCACCTGAATGAAGCTGCCGAAGCCGAGGCTAACGGTGACGCTGTTGGCGCAGAGTACGCTATGGCCGAAGCCGAGATGATGGAAGGGGTGTCCATCGCCGGTGGCGTCCAGCATCAGACGCCCAAGGTCAAGGGCATCTCCCAGAGCAAGACGTGGGAAATCTGCGAGTCCGAGTGCGACTGGTCTAAGGTTCCCGTGTCTCTCATTGGCATTGAGCTGCGGCCGGTCGATAAGGCTGCGGTGCTCCGCCTGATTAAGATGTCCAAGGGCCAGGTCGAGATCCCCGGTATCAAGTTCCGCGAAACCTACACCACCAGCGTCAGCACCCGGTAAAACCGGAGAATAACAGGAGGTCAACATGAGCAACGAAAACAAACTGAGCACGGCGCCCGCTGGGGCTGTGGCTCAGAAAACGGCCGGCGGGGGAGCCTTGAGCGTCTTCGCTGACGGCGCGAGCTTCAATACGGCTCTGCGCATGGCCCAGTGCCTTGCGTCGTCTACGGTAGTCCCCAAGGAGTACCACGGAAATGTCGGCAACTGCATGATCGCTATTGAGATGGCATCTCGCATCAACACCAGTCCGATGATGGTGATGCAGAACCTCTACATCGTCAACGGGCGCCCTGCGTGGTCGAGCCAGTGGATCATCGCCATGATTAACAGCAGCCGCCGGTACAAGACTGAGCTGCAGTTCGAGTTCGGCCGCGACAAAGCCGACGGCGGCCTGAGCTGCCGCGCTTGGGCGGAGGATTACTCCGGTCACAAGGTCTACGGCCCGAAAATCACGATGAATATGGCGAACGACGAAGGCTGGACGAGCAAAAACGGCAGCAAGTGGAAGACCATGCCCGACGTGATGATCCAGTACCGCGCCGCTTCGTTCTTCGGCCGCATGAACTGCCCCGATATGATTATGGGCATTTACAGTCAGGAGGAAGTCCTCGACATGGGCGAGCTTCCGACGGATGGCTTCGCTCTGGTGGTCGATCCTGCTACCGGCGAAGTGACCGAAGCCGAAAAGGACGAACCTATCACGCAGGATCAGCGCCAGACGCTTTTCAAGATGGCGACGAGCGCCTTCGGACAGGAAGCGAACGGCGTCCTGAAATCCCTGCTGGCCGCCGAGGGCTACGAGTCCACGGAGGGCCTGCCTACGTCTGTGTATCACCGCATCACCGAAAAGGTCATGGAAATGGCTCAGGAGAAGAAACCTGAACCCGAAGCCCCGCAGGAAGCCAGCGATACCGTTCCTGCCAGCGACCAGCCCGATTTCCCCGGTAAAGAGTGATGCGATCCGACGGCATAGCCGTCATACAGACAGGCAGGTGAGAAAATGGCATGGATCAGCGTACACGAAAGTATCGACGGGCCGAAGCTGCGGAATCTGTATAAGCAGCTCGGTTGCTCAAAGTTCGAGGCGACGGGCATCCTGAACTTCTTGTGGTTCTGGGGGCTTACGAACGCTGAGAGGGACGGGCTCATACTGTATGCAGAAAAAGAGGACATCGAGCGATACCTGTACGGCGTCGGCGCAGGTTGTGTGCTCGATCCGAAGAAAATCGTGGATGCACTCTTCGATAGCGGCTGGCTCGACTGGTCGCCTCGCGGAATCTGCATCCACGACTGGGAGACTTGGCAAGCCCAATGGCAAAAGGCCAAGGATGCCCGAGAGCGCGACGCTGCCCGCAAGCGCGAGAGTCGGCGGAACAGCAAAGCGGCGGCCCAAAACGAGGAAAAAGCGGATGCGGCGAAGGACGGTCACACGGACGGTCCCGCGGACGACGAGGAAAAGCAGCTTAAAATCGACGAGGGAGAGCCTCCCGCAGCCGAAAAAGCGCCGACCGAGCCTCCTGAACCGCCGAAGCCCCCTGCGGAACCGGCAACGCCAAAGTACACGCCGACCTTCGACGAGTTCTGGGACGCATACCCGAAAAAGGCTGAGAAAGGCAACGCCTTCAAGAAGTACCAGGCCCGCATCCATGAGGGCTTCTCCCCGGAGGAGCTGCTGATGGCCGCTCGGAACTATGCGACCCAGTGCAAGAGGCTCGGCACCGAGAAGCAGTACATCAAGCACCCGAAGACGTTCCTGAGCGACAGCCGGCCGTTCCTTGACTATCTGCCAGATAAGAAGAAGGCCCAGCCGCCCGAGGACGCGGTGCCCAACAATAAAAATCCGTTTGCGGAATACGGGGAGGAATGACAAATGCAAGGATTTGACCCGCAGACCATTTTGCCCCGTATTGCCGCCCAAGGGCTTGAACGGCAGGAGATCCGCCCCGGCGATTGGTTCGACGATGACGGAATGCTCATGTGCGGGAAGTGCGGTGAGCCGAGGCAGGGGATGGTGACGGTGTCCGCTCCGATGGAGGGCAACCCCGAGAACAAGATGACGTTCAAGGCCACCCGCTCCTGCAAGTGCGACCGCGACAAGGAGGCTGCCGAGAAGCAGGCCGAGCAGAACAAAAAGGACATGGAGCGTGTCGCCCGTCTGAAAAAGGCGAGCCTCATGGATGAAAAGCTCCGCGAGGCATCCTTCGACAGCTTCCAAGTCACGAAGTACAACGCCCGAAATCTGAAGCTGTGCCGCCGATACGCTGAGGCGTTCGACGAGATGGTGTCCAAAAATCAGGGTTTGATTTTCTGGGGAAGCGTTGGTACGGGTAAGAGCTTTGCGGCTGCCTGTATCGCCAACCACCTGCTGAACCGCGGCGTCCCCGTGATGATGACCTCCCTTGTGAAGCTGCTGGAGCTCATTCAGGGCGGCGAGGAGAAGGAGAGCGACATCATCGCCCGGATGAACAGCGCGAAGCTGGTCATCTTCGACGATCTGGGTGCCGAGCGCAACACCGATTATGCGCTTGAGAAGATTTACAACATCATCGACAGCCGGTATCGGCGGAAGCTCCCGATGCTCCTGACCACGAACCTGACCATCGACGAGATGAAGGACGAGGAGGACAGACGGTACAGCCGCATTTATGACCGCATCTTCGAGACCTGCTACTCGATGCAGTTCACCGGCCCGAGTTGGCGGAAGAAGGAAGCCAGCCGGCGGTTCACGGAGATGGAGAAGCTGTTCGATATTGACTGAAAGGAGAAGCCAAATGGAAATGAAGCAGCGGGTACAGCATCTTATCGCTGATGTCGAGAGGGCCTGTATCAAGTATAAGCTGAACATGACGATTTACGACGGGAAGCTCGCGTTCGTCGATCAGGAGAGTCGCCACATCGTTGCAACGTGGGGCCCGCAGTTCAAACTCAGCGAGGAGCCTGAACATGGCGGGGAGTAAAGAGGTCTTCTACCTCAAAATCGGGAGTGAAGCCGACCGCGTGACGGTCGCCTCGATCCTGTTCCGAAACGGGTATTCCGTCCAGCCAGTGAAGCAGAAGAAGGACGGGAGAAGCAACGAATACCTCGTCAAGTATTGGATTGGCGAGACGATGGTGGAGGGGGCGGAGATACCAAAATGAAGCTGAAGTTTTCCGTCCTTGGAGAGCCGGCGGGCAAAGGCAGACCGCGATTCCGAAACGCTGGCGCGTTTGTTCAGCCCTACACACCGGAGAAGACGGTCAGCTATGAGAACCTCGTCAGGCTCGAATACCGCCGTCAATGCAACGACTTCAAGTTCCCCAAGGACACACCGCTTGATGTGCGCATCACGGCGTACTACGGCATCCCCAAAAGTGCCAGCAAAAAGAAAGCGCAGCTCATGCGCGAGCGGAAAATCAGACCGATGAAGAAGCCCGACTTCGACAACATCGGCAAAATCGTGTGTGACTCTCTGAACGACATCGCCTATCACGATGACGCTCAGATTGTAGACGCACAGGTAAGAAAGTTCTTCAGCGACGACCCGAGGGTTGTCGTGACAATTCAGGAAGCAGAATAGGAGGCAATCATGAAGAAACTCGCAAAACTCAGCCCCGGCCGCATCTTCAACTTCGCCGGTGAGAAGTTCGTCGTCATGGAACAGCGCGACGGCGCTGCGTTCGTCCTGCTGGCTCAGAGCAAGGAGTCCTGCCCGTTCAACGACAAGGACGATGCGGAGAACCGCAACGACTACACCCGCTCAACCTTGAAGGAGCGCATCGACAAGTGGGTGGAGGCCCTGCCTCACACCTCGGAGGAGGCCGCGGCCATTCTCCCGTTTGAGGTGGATCTGAGCTGTACCGACCGTAGCAAGAGCTACGGCACCATCACGGTCAAGGCGGCGCCCCTG